GATTATTCATAACCTTAGAAATGTCCTTTAGTTTCATTTTAAACTTATTCCTTAAAAAGTAAGCGTACAACTGCTTAGCTACACAAATATTCCTATACCTAGATCTACCCATAACATCCGCTTGACTTACTCCCGTCACTTGGCTAACTATCGATAACAACTGCTCATGAAACAACATAATATTTTATTTAATTGGTTTACTAAAATGTTTTACTAAATCGCTTTAGTAAAATTTTAACTAAATCGGTTTAGTAACTCCTGGTCCATTTTTCCCAAAACCGACAAAAATCCCTAACCCTGACAAAAATCCCTAAAAAACATACGGTAACGCGATTTACCCATTTTTCATCGTTTCCTTTCTTTTCTGGTATATACAAAATTCAGAAAAAAACACACGACCACATTTAAATAAGGGAAAAATCGAGAAATCGAGTACCCCCCTTGATAATCAATGAGTTACGCAAAAAAATCGCGTACCCAATCGCGTACCAATCGCGTTCCCAACCCCTAAATCGCGTACCCATTTTGCTCAAAATCACGCTTCGCCACCTCACTCCCAAAAAATCTGTACACTTTTTTGCCTCCAGAAGCCTTTTCTCGCTTATTTAGGTACGCGATTTTCATTAGGGTACACGATTCTTCAATTGCTTTCACGAACCTTTTATTCGAGTATTCTTTCTTATCAAAACCGCTCATTGCCAAGAAATCGTTGTATAATTGCTCCAACTTTATCACCATCCCATCCGTTTCCAAACCAACAATAAAGTCGAAAAACTCATCTCCAAACTGCACTTTTATCTGCTTCCGTACCAACGAATCAGACTTTTCCATGACCTTTAAACCGCTACCCAAGTACCCTGAAACACACATAAACAACAAATTATAAAACCTATTCCACTCATGTAAGTCCCAATCATCGAACAATTTATGTCCAAATAAGTCCTCCGGAGTATAGGTAGAGCTAAAGGTCGGAGCAAATTCCAACACTCTTTGCCTTCTTTTTGCGTGATTCCCCGAGTTCGGGATGGTGTAATTAGTGGTAAACATGACCTTTGGTGAGTCCGCATAAGGGATAAAAAGCTCATCTTTGTTCTTCTTTTCAACGGTAACACCCTCAGTTATTATCGAGTAAAATCCCTCAAAATCAACATTTCTCCGCGTATCTTCTATCGCCAATATCCTTGTATCAAGGTCAACACGTTGAAATGCAAATGATTTGTCAAGCTTAAAGTTCTTACCATCAACCCTAACTGTGTTTAGGATGTACGACAATGCCTTCACAAATATTCCTTTCCCAGTACCTCCACCAGTCTGCTCATTGTCGGTTTCCTCAGCTAAAATCACCGCATAAGGTCGACTTGGATCTTTATATTTATGCAATAAGTACCCTATCAGCGATAACGCATACATTGTCCTATCCAAATCCTTAGCACATATTTCAGAGATAAACCTATAATACTCTATGTTTTCACTATCTATATCCTCATCAATGGCTATATTAAAGTCAATAACTTGTGACTTCCAGATACATTTCTTAAGCTCTCCGTAAGATTTCAGCGATACGCTATCCTTTGTTACCACCACAACCCCGTTCCTAAAAGGAAAGTAGGACGTATTCTTGTCATCTTTCAAAAACTCGATGTCTGCTCTATCGAAGAACTCAAAAAATGCCTCCGAGAATAAAATAGACGAACCCTTATAAATAAGCTCCAACAAATCCTGCGGACTAACTTCACCATCAAAAGTATCAGGAAGCCTATCAACATAATCCTTGATGAACCTTTTTATCTGCTCCGTTGATGCTTCTTCTACAAACCCATCCTTAACCCTGATCAAGCGATATATCGTACTGTTCTCATCATAAAAATATAGCCTAAAACCACCTCTTTGAGTCAAAAATACCTGCAATTTATACCGGTTAATCGACACCGACTTGTTTCTTTCATTAATGTCCCAGAACTCCAGTATCTGCTCACCCCATCTATCTTCTAACTCCTCAACAATCACTTTAGCATCAGCAACACCTTTGTTGTACTTCTTTACCAATACCGACACCATATCATCAGTACTCGCCCCATTCTGCTTCTTGGTGAACAATTCCTTCTCTAATTTACCGCCATGAGAAGTTTTTTTTTCACCGTAACCCATCTCCAACAACCTCTTTGCACACTCTTTAAAGTCCCCGTTACATTCCAAAAAGCAAAAAACTGCCACTAATTTGTATCCTTTCTCCACTTTAAACTCAGTATTAGTGGAAAACACACTAAAAAGCCCCATTTCCTTGTTCCATGATCCACTATGCGCAGCATCACTACCTGGACGCAAGAAATATATCCTTTCCGAGTTCTCTTGCACCCTCTTCCATCCATGCCCACCCAACAAAACCTCTATATCTCCTCTCCTATTATAATCATCAAAAGGACTCAGCCCATACTCCTTAACTGATGGACGCAGATGTGCCTCAATCACTGCTTCCTCAACAACTTCATTAAAAGAGCGCATTATCATCATCAACTCCTCCCTTTCCTCCACGTCAAGGAAATTTATCCCCGACTGCAAGACCTCATACCCTTCAGTTGGAGGTGCAACCACATAGCCACCTTCTCCCCTTGTCTCAATGATGCAATAAGTCTTAGCTGACGGTGTACGCATAAGCTCCTCCGTACTTGCAGGTCTTGTTGCCAACTTAAGATTGCCTTCTATGCACTCGCACCTATAAGCCAAATGGTAGCCATTATTTCGAGTCCTAACAACGTGCAGCTTCATATAAAGCCCATCACTTATTCGCGCTCTAATAGCCTCCCAAAGCTCGTACGTCTGATATTTGGTATCAATGTCTATTACCTCTAAATTTCCGCTCACTTCACCACAAATAATAGCTATACCCTTGCACCGCGCATCAGCCATCTGCACCTCTAATTCCTGCTCCGTTATCAGCTCCGTTTGGTATTTCTTCCAACCAAAGATGGCTTGTTTGGAGGCATTGACCGCAATGGCATTAATGCCTAGTTTTAAATAATTCATTTATTAAAAGTTTCGTTGTAATATTCATAAGTATATTTTTCATCTTCTTTATAATATCCATCATAACAAGCCTTATTTATCTGCTGCTCTTCCATCTCTAAAGCTTTAGCAAATAATCCAGTTTTGATTAAACAATCATACGGATCTTCATTATACCTATCAATTAGCCATTGAATTGCGGTTTGTTGTTTCATAATTATTTATTTTCTATCATTTCGTTGACGTCAACGATATGGTCTTTAATACTTACCTCTATTGTTTTTCCTTTTAAGATATCCTCTATCAAGTCCTCTATCATCTCCCTTTGCTCAGGGTTTAGTAGTGGTATTAAGTCCTTAATAGCTCCAACGGAGAACGCATCTGACTCAATCTCAACCTTAATGCCCTTTCTTACCTCATCGTCAAAGTGTGGATAGGTTATGATATCTGACAAAATCCACCTTAATTTGCGTGAATACTGGCCAAAAATAATAGCTCCACGAGTTGTCGGTGCTGACCTAATAAAGTCCTTCATAAATTCATCAGCAATCTTTACGTGCTGAATTGCTTGTACTACGCTGCTTCTCATAATTTTTTACATTTTATAACAGTGAACATCTATATCTTCTAACTTATCCACCACCCTCGCAAAGACTCCCATCCGGTTAAGTCCTTCGATGTGATGCTCTTGCAGTGGTGATGCCTTCTTACCAGGCTGCTTTACTTCTAAAAATATCACGACTCCTTTTCTAATAGCCATCAAATCTGGGATGCCATTGGTTGAGGTTTGGATGAGCTTTGTTACAAACCATCCGTTGTCCTTAAGTCGCTTAGTGATTTGTGCTTGTAGTTGGGATTCTAACATTTTAAAATAATAATTTATTAAATGAATTAATTCTATTGTTTGCCTTCAAAGTGTAATCTAAGTTTATCTCAAATCCACTATAATTTAAATTCAATTCTTTAGAAACAACCCCAAATGTTCCACTTCCTGCAAACCCATCCCATACACTTTCGTTTTCTGAAGTCAACCATTCCATAATTGGTTTAATTAATTCTATTGGTTTACCCCAAACACCTAAATCTTTATTTACGTTTCTTGGTACTTCAATTACACTATTTAGCATTTTTCTTTCCCTTGGAATATAAACACGATCTCCTAAATTTTTATCTTTACCAATACATCCTTTGCCTTTTTTTACCGGATTTCTATCTTTATTAAATTCTCCAGTATAAGCATCATGTCTTAATTCACCATAAATTAAAATATGCTCATGAGTCAATCTTGGCATTTTGTGACTTACCCACCTACCATCTTTAAAAAACCATATAATTTCAAATTTTGGTTTGCCAAATAATTTTTCTACATAATATCTATTTTGAAAATTGGTAAAACAACAATAAGTCTTTGCCTCTGGTTTCCAATTTATATCTTTCCAAATTTCAAAAGGAGGATCAAACATTGCTAAATCGTATTTGTCAAAACCATTTTTATAATCTGAATTTATAATCATATTCTTGTATAGCTTTAAATATTTGATAAACAACTTGTGGAACAATTGCATTACCTCCTGCTTTTATTGATTCGTTTCGCCATTTAGAAAAGGTAATAGAGTCCAATCTGTTGGATATCCCATCATCTCCATCACAAACTGGGGTGTTAATTGGGAAATTTTCCCAAGAGGAGGGTTTGTCAAAGCAATAACTACTTCTGCCATGTAATAACGATTTTTCCGGTGTTGAAAAGATGGCTGCTCTATTCTCGTTGAGTGGTTTGTATCGTTCGCTCTCGGAGTTGGTAGCATATTGAAACGTTTCATTGTTGTCAATTTTTCTACCGAATTTATTTTTAAAGTATGCAACAAACCACACTCTATCTCTTTTGTGGGGCGCGTTGACACTTGCAGCTGGGAGAACAATCGGGATGACTTTGTAGCCTTCATTTTCCAAGTCAGTACACACCGTGTCGAAAACCACCCCTCCATCCCAATTAACAATTCCATAAACGTTCTCTCCAACGATCCATGTGGGGCTAACTTCTCGAATGCAACGAAGCATTTCTGGCCAAAGATAACGGGAGTCGTCTGTGCCTTTTCTGCTTCCTGCGTTACTAAATGGTTGGCAAGGGAATCCACCGGAAATAATGTCAATTGTTCCATTGTATTTTTTAAAATCTGATTTTGTAATATCTGTAAATAATTCTGCTTGTGGCCAGTAATGATGTAAGACTTTTTGACCAAACTCATTCCATTCGCAATGAAATTTGTTTTCCCATCCCATCCATTCTGCTGCAAGATCAAATCCTCCAATACCTGAGAATAGGCTTCCATGTGTCATAAAATATGTATTTCATTATCCATAAAATCAATTAACACCTCTTCTATCTCTAAAATGCCACCATTTACCTCGAGATTCTGAATGATATGGAACATATTACCGAAAATCTTATAAGTTCCGGTGATGTATTTGCTGCTTTCTGCAACTCTATGGAACATATCCGACTTACAAAGCAATGATGTGATGTCAGTAAGTCCTAAATCTTCTTTGTAAACTTCCCATTCGATTTCGATATAAATTGTTTTAACGAATATGTCAAATGACTTAATTCCCCAATCTTTATAAGTAAAGTCAACTGTCCAATCAATTTTAAGGTCTTTAATTTTAGTAAATACATCTACGTCTGACCTCAGTCCAAGTGCGTAATTAATTTGTTGCAGCGTTACTTCTGCTTTTGTTGTTTTGAAATCCATTGTTTTGTTGTTTTAAAAATGTCAATTAGGTTGATAAAAATAAGTAAGATTATTGTAATGGGCGCACAAACTAAGATTAAATAAATTAATTTAACAAATATTAATGTTATGTCAAATATCAACCTCATAGAATAGGAAATTATAGGTATTATAAATTTTATACTCGTCTATTATCTTTTTTAGTACTGTGAAGTTAGGATGCGACCTTCCATGTTCATAAGCTTGGTATGCTTGGACTCTTACTCCTATTGACAAAGCCATTTCCTTCTGTGTTAGCCTATTTTTCATCCTAACCTTAACTAAATTCGTCCTAAATCCCATAATCACGTTTAAAATGTTGTAAAGTGTAGTCTTTCTTCTCCATGACTGCTTTGTAAATCTTATCCTCGATGCCATTGTGCGCAAATATCCAATGTATTTTACTCTCCTTTTCACGATCTTTGGTTTGGATTCTTGCCCGACTTTGCCAATAACTAACCGCACTAAAGTCAATGTTGTAAAAAATCAGCGCATCAGCAGTTGAGATGTTGACACCCTCGCGTCCAGATACTATCTGAGATACATATACAAGCTCATTACCGCCTTCATTAAACTTTACTGCATCATCAACTACCCTATCGCCAAATAGCCTTAAAATAGCATAATACTCAGCCACAAACTTATAATAAATGGCAATCTTCTGACCGGCAAACTTATCTAAAATAAACTCAGCCTTCCTTTCATCAAACACCTTAGCTATACGCTCCGGCTCATCCACGATGACTGTCCCACTAAATATTTGGTGCAATTTGCTCATAAGCTTTACCGCAGTATCAGCCATCACAATCTCGCCATCGGCATTTTTGACTAACTTATCTCTCTTCAACCTATCTGCAAACCGGTAAGTCGAGTTCTCCATTAATACGTAGTGTATCTCCTCCTCAACGAAGGACTGGAATCCTGCTTCTTCTTGCGTGAACGATATCATTAATTGCTCCATAATTGGTTTAATTTTATGCAAATCTGCATGTGAGTAATCATTAATACTGCGGTTAAATACGAACTTCTGACGTAAAAATACGTAGTCCTTTGCCCATCTATAAAAGCTTGGGTATTGCTTCCAAGGACTAAACGAGCTGCACCAAAACTGATGATAAAGCTGAGAATACGACTCAGGAGAAGGAGTCCCACTTAAAAACACAATAGGTTTACCAACTGCAATCCGCTTTAACTCCTGCGCTCTCTTTGTCGGCTTTGGAAACGCTCCCAACCCATGTGCTTCATCAGCAATGATAAAGTCATAAATAGCTTTCTCGTTTTGGAGTTGTTCGTAGTTAATGACTTTTATGTCAAGCTCATAACCCATGTCATAGGCTTGTTGGATAATGTCGGTGATAGCCTTCTTTTTTGTCACGAACAACACCTTTTTTGCTCCATAGCAATAGGCAATGGCAATAGATGTCAAAGTCTTGCCGGTCCTCACTTCCATCGCCAAGTAGGCAATGGAGTGAGTCCGTAGCATAACAAGAGCCTTATCTCTTATTGTTATCTGGTAATTTCTTAAGTTCATCTTTAAGTTTTTCGAGGTAAAGGGTTGCGTCCATAAGTTCCTCCTGCAAATGGTTGATCCATTGCAGGAATTTCAAGTCATTCCTTTCGAGGTTTGTACCATACTTAAGAAATCCGACGATACTACGCTTCTCGAAGTTCTGAATGACCTGGTTTACAATTTTATCATCAACCATTTTTCTTATGTGTTAATTGGTAAGATAATTGCTTTGGCTTTGTATCAGCGTTCAAAGCTAACCATAGCTTGTGCGTTGATTGGAATAGCTCCCAATCGTTCTTAAGCTCATCCATATCTTTTGTTACCAACTGCCATCCGATGCCTTGAATAGCCCCATTTTTGCCCATAGTGCGTGTTTTAGCATTAAGCCATAGGATTCCGACTGAATCAATGCCGGTATTGCTTTCGCTTTGCATCAAAAGTTGATGGTAGGCAGCCAACTGCAACCAATAAGAAGGGTAAATCGAGTTGGATGTCTTGATGTCAATAAGCATTGTCTTGCCATTTATCTCGATGACTCTATCCAACGTACCGGCAAATCCAAGCGATGCTGAAGCCATGTGTAGCTCCATTGCCCAGTTCTTAGGAGTGTGCAGGTTTACGAACTCAACATAACGCTCAAACATTGACCACTCATTCATCTTAAATTGTGGATTTCCATGCAGGTTAATGAAGGTACACTCTTCTCCGCAGTCATACTTCTCAGTTAGCTCATGCACTATTGAGCCTCTACGACCGGCTTCATCACGAATTGAATCAGCATCCGAGCCAACATCTTTTAGCCATTTAAAGTACGAAGCATCTTTAGGATATGCTTCTAAAATTGTTGTAACCGATGGCACGAATCCACCATCATTTGTCGTGTAAAACCGGTTGTCAAGGAACTCAATACGTCCTTTGACCAAGTCTAAGTTAAATTTCTTCATTGTTTGAAGGTTTAGTTAAAGTTAAAAGTTAAAGTAAGAGTAAAAAGAGGAGGATGTAGAAACAACCTCCGGAATTAACACTAAAAAGGTATTTCATCTTCGTCATCGGTGACTTGTGATGACTTATTATTTAATTTAGGTAAAATCTCAGTTTTCATGTAATTCTCAAGGAATTCCATGCGGTCGCTATCGTCCCATGTATCCTTGCCTTTGACCTTGATTTTTGCTAACTCGGGCATACCATTCGGATTGTCGCGAGTGAAGAACCATTTTAAGCCTTTCTGCATTTGGTTCACAAACAACACCGATTTTTTTTTATCACCTTCGATGGTGAGTTTCGGTGTGATGGTGAATTCCTTGGTGAGATCAGCATTTGGGATGGTCTTAAGAAATGATGCAGCGTAACCTCCTGAGTAATTCATCTCAATTTGGTACAACTTACCTTCTGACTCCATTTTTACAACCCAAAACTTGCCGTACTCGCTTTCCTTTGTGGTAACATCTTTAAGGATGCCGGTAAGAGAGTCGTAAAACTCCTCATGGACTTCTCTGCCCATCTTGTTAACACGACTTGTTGACTTCTCAGTTGCTTGTTTGAACTGACGAACGATTTTGCCATTGGCAATGCCTAAAAAAACTACTGATTCTGATTGACTGTTGTTTAGTCCCATTTTGCTTAGTTTAAACTGTCTATTAATAAAAAACTCTTTTTCTTTGCTTCTATTTTTTTAATAAGTATGCTTACCCTTTCGGTAAATGTTACATAGTCAAGACATTCTGCATATTTGTAAATCAAATCATCAACCATGTATTGCACTTTAGAAACTTCATTGATGTGCATTGTATCTATTCTGTAAAGAGTTCGGTTGTAATCGTCCCAAAACTCAGCAGGTATTTGAAATTTTCTTTTACGATTAATTTTATTATCTTTTATGTCATCTGCAATTACATCGCAGAATGCCCAAAATGCAAGGAATAACATTGTTGCTAAAAAGTACATCATGGTTGGTAGGTTTTAAGTGCGTTAAGGATTTTAAAGTAGGTTGTTAAATTCATCTTCCCAGTCATCTCTGACTTGTTGATGCTGACAACCGAGATGCCGGTAAGGAATGCCAACTTCTCTTGCGTCAGCTTTCGCTCTTTTCTCATTTGTCTAAGGTCTAAAGGTTTTAATTCTTCCATGTTGTTTATTATTGTCTGACAAATGTACAATTAAAATTTTTAATTAAACAAATATTTACAAACTTTATTTTATAAAATAAAAAATCCCCAGTGTAAAAACACCGAGGATAACCTAAAAACCTAAATAAACAACAACTATATCTTTACAAACCCATGATTATCTACCATGCCCGATTGGTGCATTGCAACTAACTGCCTAACACTATATCCTAATGACTTTTGAAAGTGCGGAGCATCTCTAAATTTCCAATCTATCCCTGCTTCCCATCCGAATTGCTTAAATATTGATACGACTTCCATCCAATCTGCTTTACCATCAGCATCAAAGTCTTTGCCTGAGTCCCAACTTGCAGCACCATTTGCAATAAGCACAATGTCAATCGCCATGCCGTAATTATGGTAACTTAAGCCACCTTTAGCGTTAGTAACTATCTTACCTGGCTTCGTTCTGCCTTGTGCATATAATACATTTTGCTCGGCAAAAGTCCTGAGAGTATGTGAAAACCTACACATCGCTGATCCGCTTAATGCCTCGTTTATCTCATCGTATATCTCAGCAACTTCTTCTCTCAACTTTGGATGGATTAGCTTAATCCGTTCTAATGTAATATTGTCTTTCATAAGCAAAGTATGATGATAATTAAAAATATCGTATAGTAAGCAAAATATCCGTATTCTTTCTGAAAGTCATAACTGATATTATCAATGATGCTTGTGGTTGTAGCTGATATGTAATCAAATGGCAAACCTCGAAACAAGTTCAAGGAAGTATCAAACACAATTCTTCTGAGAGCCAACATTGCAATAGGATAATGCCAAGAAATAAAAAATGTTGGTGCAATTAATACGCAATAAACGAGAGCATTTATTCCATGCCTAATTCGCTTGTTATGCTTTATCTTGTACGCATCTATTTTCGCCAACACTATGTTCAATAATATGTATAGCGTTAAAATCATGCTTCACTAACTGCTTCAAAAGCAACTCCTAAACTAAGAATCAACAATAATAATCCAACTGCTAAAAACACATTGTAAGCAGAATTTCCGTTGTTGTCTGATTCTTTCCAATAACTAAATGAAACCTTGCCAACCATTAACCAAGCACCCAAGAATGCAAACAATGGAGCAACTGCAAATGGAAGGTATTTGTAACCATTTAAAATCAAATCAACTTTCCATCTCCAGAAACCTATTTGCCCAAGTGTTGCAAGTAGAAATCCGATTGCAGGAATAATTCCTAATTCTCTTAATTTTTTCATTATCTAATTTTGTATAAGATTAAAAATAAAATGATTGCACAAGCAATTATAAACCAATATAGCCTATGTGTTGCGTTCTGCTTATGTTCTTCTGACTGCTTAGTTATCTTGTCGTTATCCGCTTGTAATTGATTCACACGAGCATTATCAACAATGACTGAACGCAAAGTATCGTGAATGATATAGGTCTTAACAAAGTTGCGATTCTTCCACAAGGTTACATACGCAGTATCATTTATTATTGTGGTATCTGAGTAGACCTTAATCAGCGAGTCAACCATGACTATGGTATCAGACTTCACAATCAATAAAGTATCATTTGCGCAGTAACCTTGTCGAATAACTTCAGCAGCAACCTGATCAAACTTGCTCTTATCGTTAAGAACTTGTTTTACTGGGTTGCAACCGAACAAAACAATTATGAGTAATAATTTACGCATCTTTTTTAAGAAGTTCGCCATTATTGTTAGTGAACAAGTTCTTGGTGATGTAAGAAACCCCTGCCGTAATACCAATTAATGCAAATGCTTTAAAGTCTGCCAATGCAGGGAATATCCCTGAGTTTAACCCACTAACAATCGCAGATAGAAATGCAGTAAGGAACGCAATTAAAAAACCATTTAAAGCATCCCTTAGATTCAATTTAAATAACGCTGATAAATTCATATTATTTATTAATTTGTTTCTCAATTTCTATCCTTTCACGTAATGCAATAAGATAATTTTTCATTGCATTTAATTGAATAGTCATAAAAATTTTATGGCTTGGGTAAAATTCATTGATTAAAACATCTTTTAATCTTTCTATTTTACCATTTAAATCTTCTTCCTCTAACATTAATTTTTCAACAATAACTTTCATATTATTTATTTATTTGTTTCTCAATATAGAATCCGATTATTGTTCCAACAACTCCAACAACTGCCCAAACAACCTTCACGATATGCTTTCGCCAATCTTCAAGACTGCTTACACGACCATTTGTTCTAGTTGTTTGGATTAATATTGCATCCAATTTATCATCAAACTTTTTGTCCATTGCTTCTATCCTATCCACAATAAATTGTATGTTATCCATCTACTTTTTCTTCGTTTATTTTTTCACCAATTAGTTGATTTGTTTCTTGCAACTTCTTTTGCAAAAATTCAATCTGAGCTAAAATGTCGTAGGCTTGTGCTTTGAGTTCAATTAAAGTCATAGTTGTATATTTTAAGGTAAAATTACAACATTTATTTGTTCCGCAGTCCAATCGTAAATCCAAGCATTAATACTCATTGCTGGGACATCTCCCCACTCAACGTATGATTCACCACTAATTGTTGTGTTTCCTTGTGCGATTAGCTCACCTGCTACTTCAACTGGTAAATCTTCATTAATGCCACGCATTTCTATAACCTTTGTAAACAATGCCCAATAGTTCGTAGCACTACTTTCATAGTTGTCATTAATTCCCGTTACTTGCAAAAATTCAGCAGTCTTTAAAATTCCGTTTGTCCAAATTTGAACTGGTTCGATTTGTTTCATATTATTAAATTGATGTAATTGTTTCCCATGCTGTGCCACTATAAACACAAAGTTTTACTAAAGTAGTATCAAAAACCATTAATCCTTGTGCAGGTGTACCTATTGCGTTCTTCTGCGTTGTTGTCATTCTTGGAGGAAGGAAACCTTTGGTTGTGGATGTCAAATCAAGAATTGCTGATGCAGTTACACTTGGTAAAGCAGATAAAGCAAGGTCATTGTTTCCACCAATTCTAAATGATGGAGATGCGTCTTTTATACCCGTTCCAAAAATTGGATAAGAAACAAAACTAACATTAGTACTAGCTACTCCAAAACTTAAAACATCAGTTATTGTACCAGTATATTGATTTAAATTATTTGCCCCTATTAATATAGAATTATTTATTGTTGCTGATAACGTTGCAGCTTGTCTGCCAATAATTGTATTCCAATTACCAGTAGTCATACTATATGCAGCACTATGTCCCATTATTACATTATGAGCCATAGATGCTGTTGCTGATGAACCAGCATCAACCCCTATAAATACACTTTGAGTAGCAGTACGACTTGAAACTAATACACCATTATATAATCCACCCGTAACTGCCCCACTCACCCTCGCAGTTCCGTTGACATCGAGTATAAACGTACTCTCTGACGTTGTTCCCAACAATAGCCTTCCTGCTGAAGTTATTCTTGCTCTTTCAGTTAATGAACCATTATTTGGTATAGTTTGAAATGCTAAATAACCTGCATAGTTTCCCGATGTTGAATTTTCTTTACCACCTCTAATACTTGCAAATGGTGCTAAAGCAGAACCACTAAAAAAACCACCAAAAGCAATAGTACCACCAACATCTGTGTTTTGAGTACTTGATGTATAAATACCTACGTTTGCTATATTAGTTGAATTTGCTCTATTTGCTTCGCTTATTTCTAATCTGCTTTGTGGACTTGCAGTTCCTATACCTACTGAACCCGATGTTGTAGCCATATTTACCCCTAATGTAAATCTTGCACCACCTTCAACTTGAAATCTACTACCATCTACACCAGCAGTATTTAACAAGAAATTACCATCACCATTTAAACGCCAACCTTCGACAAAAGTTCCTGCTGAATTATATAAAAAACTTACTCCGCCTGTATTTGCATTTGCATTATTTGTTGTAATTCTACCAAATTCTAAACCTGCAGTTCTAAGATTAATTATACCATTAATGTCTAATGTTGTGTTTGGAGTTGCAGTACCTATTCCTAATCTATTAGATGAATCATCCCAAAATAAGTTTGCATTGTCTTGAGCAATAGTTGTTCCATTGCTAAATAATACTGAACCATTTGTTAATGATGGTAAAGTATATTTCCCATTAAACGTACTCCAATCCGCACTACTCAAAGCACCTCGATTTGTTGCACTTGCCGTTGGTAGATTAAATGTATGGGTGTCTGTTAGTGAACTTATCGCAAAGTCAGTTCCACTTGTACCCGTTGCTAAATATTGTGTATTTGCAGTTAGTCCATTCAATGCAGCGATACCTCCTGCAAAATTTGTGATGATTTCACATAAATGTGAATTTTCGGTGTGCATTGTTATAGTCCTGCCACCCGTACTATTGACAATGTACACTCTTATTGCCAATCTATCAGTTGCAAGTAATGTTGTCTGTGGGATTGCTAATGACGTTAAATACAAATCAATTATTGTCCCACTTGTAATTGCTTCAGGTATTGCTGATGATGATGCAATAGATGTAAATGTTGTTCCATTATATTTAAGTAGTTCAACATAGAATGCAGGAGTTCCACCAGAAGATGATGCACTCATGTACATTTCAAAATTCCAATTACCAGCAGGTATTTCTAATCTATTAGGGTCTGCTACATCAGTTAAGAATTGAGAAATTAATCCATTTCCTGCTAATGCAAAGTCAGTACCTGCACCAAGAACGGGAATTTTACTCATTTGAAAATAAGTACCAACACTTGCAGCAACACTTCCATTCAAATAATATGCAACCGCACTACCACCACTTGAACCACTTGGTAATGTAGCAAGTTGACCATCACCACGAATATATTGAGCAGCAGTTCCGATTGCAGTTACGGCTAATGTACCAGAACTTGTTATTGGTGAATTTGCAACACTAAACGCGGATGGCATTGTTAAGCCTACTGATGTAACTGTGCCTGAACTAATTGTCCATGAACGATTTGCTGATAGGTCGAATGCTACTCCATTGATTGTTAATGTTCTTGATGTTGGTACTTTTAAGTCTAAAGCAGATTGAAGATCTGTCTGAGCAGACAAAGTTCCCGTAATTGTTCCCCATGTACCACCACCACCCGTACTTGTGCCACTATACACGACTTTAATGTACACCGGAGATACCGATGTACTCATATATATATCACTAACTGTATAATTTACTTTGATTATCATCAGCTTGTAATTTGTTCTTCCACCAAAATATAACCTACCATCCAAGTGAACACTCCTGATGCAGTTGTGACCTGCAAATCGTAAATGAACTCACCAACCGCATAAGTAGCAGTCGTAACTGCCGACAATGTGACTGTCCTCTTATTTGTTGCCACCGATACAAAGTCCACATTGTTCCACGTGAAAATGGTTGCTCCGGCAGCATTCTTAGCTTGTAATTTGAAAACATAAGTGCTTACATCAATAGGAGTTTCCTCGCACTCATCTTCGTAGAACTCAAGTGGGAAGATAAACGTATCACCACGTCTGATAGGTCTTATATTATGCTCAGATACCATATTATAATGTTTTGTAGATTGCTTTTACTGATGTGCCATTTAGCACCGTTCCCATAATTATCTCATAGACTCCTGCACTTGGCGAAGTTACAACATAATTGTAATACCACTTTCCTCCGTAACCGATGGCAACAAGCTTATA